GTCCATGATGTTGTTGCACCTGTAGTAGAAGGCACGACATAGGCCGTGTTACCATAAATACTCGTGAGTGCCGCTATATTGGGATTTGCCATGATATTTCCTTAAAAGCCAAGGGTCATCGCATAAGCTATTGCTTGTGCTTTTGTTGGGCCAGATGCCGCAGGAGCCGCCCAAATGGGAGGTGATCCACTGCCTTGTGATGTTAAAACATAATTTGTTGTGCCGTAGGAGCCATTAACAGCAATAGCACCAGATGTATTGATGGTCATGGCATCGTTGGTGTTTGTACTACCATTCACCAAAAAGTGAATAGCATTACTGCTCCATGTACCAATTGCTAAATCACCGCCACCTGATTCAATGAAGTTGACATAAGGCGAACTAAATGCATTGTTTGGATAACCTGCCGATGTGTAACTATAAGAAGCAGAGTTAGACCCCATTTCCATATAGTATGTGCTTCCATAACTATTACCACCCACAGAATAAGCGGCATAAGATGTAGCACCGTTATTTGTATTTTGCAAACTAACATTCAGATTAGAAGTGTCTGCACCAGAAAAAGATGCAATTTGTCCACTAAATGAATTGCTATATGAACCAGAACCAACGTTCAACCAACCAACAGAAGTAGTTGTATTGGCTGTATAACCTGTTAGTGATAAACCTGTGGAACCATAAGTAAAAGCTGAAGAATTACTTAATGCACTAGTTCCGTTACCATATGGTACATAACCAACTGTTAAAGATGTTAAACCAGTTCCGCCATAAGTAACACCCAACGCATTGGTCAAATGGAGTGTTGGTAGCGTCCAAGTGCCAGAAGAAGAAACACTACCCAAAGAGGTAGTACCAACACCACCGTTGTAGAACGTGATTCCATCACCAGAACCGACGGAAATGCGACCATTGTTGGTCACATAGTCCACCACAATACCACCTGTATAAGTGAAGCCGCTTGAGCTTGTTGAGTAGAAACCGCCAGCAACTTGCATTGAAGTAGCAGTGGCAACGCCTAAAACAGGAGAAGTCAACGTGGGGCTTGTGGCTAAAACAATATTGCCAGAGCCTGTAACCCCAGCCGCAAGTGCCGTTGCAACACCCGTACCTAAACCGCTGATACCTGTAGAAACAGGCAAGCCAGTCGCATTGGTCAATGTGCCAGAACTAGGAGTACCAAGGGGGCCGCCTTGATATACTGCGTACTCAGAAGGATAAGTTACAAATACTGTAACCGTACCGCTAAAAGTAACCGCACTGCCTGAAGCACTAGACGAAAGAATGGTGGTGCGGGTTAACGTTGGCCCAGTAGTTGAATACGTACCAATACCGACTTCCCAATCGCCATTTACATCTGTCGCTGCATAGTAAGTTGTGTTTCCATTTCCAACAACCGCAAACGACTGATACCCAGTCACACTCCCACTTAAGGTAAAGCTGACTGTGGTATTAGCTGAGCCTGTTTGCTGGACTCTGTCGTAAAGAGCTAGAGTCATTTAGGGCTCCTTAAGAAGTAGCTGTTGTGCTGTATGTAACGCTTACAGTGTCACCGGAAGTTGTTGTCTTGGCTGTTCCGAACAAACCCTCTGAGTACAAAGTACCAGCAGTTGAGCTGAATGTAGAAACTGCGCCTGTACCGGTTACCAAGAAACATCCATACACTGTGCCACCTGCGCCTGTGATTGTGTAAGTAATCGCTGTTGCGGTACTTGAAGTCACGTTTGAAGGTGTTGATCCAGTTGAAGTAGAAGAAGCAAACACGGCTGTACCACGGTTACCTGATCCACTCACGGTGTAGTTTGTGAACTCAGTCCATGTGTGAGAAGCCATTGTGTCTGAAGCAGACGCAGTGAACGTATTGGAAATCAAACCAAGGTAAGGCCCGACAACTGTATAAGAGCTTCCTTTAAGGAGCGTATCAAGCATCAACTGCTTACCAACAGCTACCACTAGGTTAGGGAACTTTTCTTCCCATTTGACGTTACCATCTGCGTCGCGGCAAACGACTTCGTACCAGCCCTCGATACCCATGCCTTCAGGCACTTTGGCGTTTGCTTGGAGCGTAGCGACTGCGTGGTCTCCAAAGTTTGAAAGTTCTCTTGTCATGATAGCTCCTTAAGAAATTGTTAAAACTGCGGTTGTTGAAGTTGGCGTTGGGAATGAAACTGTGAAATTGTTCATGGTAATGTCACTCCCAAAGTTCAAAACAAACACAGATGCCCCTGTATTTGAATTGTATATTAAAGCCCCGCGAGCCGTAATAGAAGAATTAGGCCAAGTTGCATTGTTGAACGAAATCCAAGCAACATTATTGGCAGTATCTTGGGTGGGCGGATTGGATATGGTCAAAGGTATGCCCCCCGCCGTATATCCATTACCCGTTGCCACTTCTCCAACTGGCGTGTACGCCGCAGTCGTGTTGTTTAGATTGGCAAGCGCCGTGTATAAAGCAATTTTGTATGTATATGGAGATGTTAAGGTGAAGTTCTCCAAACCACTTAAAACATTGGCTTTGAACGCTGTGGTTTGACCTTGAACAATGCTCATGCTACTACATTACCTTTGAGGTTTGTGTTGAGTTTGGTTTGACCATCCCTGTAAGCATCGCCACGATCCAATCCATCACCAAGACGTTTAGCAAGACCAAGAGCTTCTTGGTACTTGTCTTCGTAATACTTGACCATGTCGGCTTCGCCTTTCATGAAAATCATGGCTTCACGCATAGAGCCATAAAGTATCACAGGGTCAAAATTATCTGCCAACCAGCTAGTGCCAGTTGAGTTGTTAATGGTAGAAACAGTGACTGCAAAGCCAGAACCTGTGCCACCTACATTTGTAGATGCTACGCTTAAAACGTCCCCGACCTGATAAAAATTACCGCCGTTTTGCAGAGTAACTGAACCCACCAAGCCACCAGAGTTAATCAAAATATCTGCATAAGCCCCGTTACCAGAACCGCCTGTTAGAGGGACGTTTTGATATAGCCCCGGGGTGTACAAGGTTCCGGGCGTGAATGCAGGCAAAAGTCCTGTGACAATACCCTGCACCATTGATGGTGGGTAAAAGAAATAATGCAGTTCTACGTTGTAACTTTGGTCGGGAGTAGGCCCAACAATGCAAGATAACTCATTGGCAGCATTGTATTGAGGGCCAAAGACAGCGTAATACTTGGGAGTTCCATAGAAGGCTGAAGTGGGGTTGGGGTAGGCTTCTCGGATAAAGTTAACATCTTTGTTCAACAGGTACGTGTATGGGGTCGTGTAATCACTGGAGTAAATAGAAATCGAATAAGTTGACAGCCAATCATTTGGCAGGGTCAAATATTGATTACCCATTGTCAGGGTACCTGTGACGTTTCTACGTAAAGACGCAAACGCTACCGTGTTATAAACACGTTCTTCGCATTGCTGTACAAAGACAGGAATATTAGCTAGAAATAGCTGTTCCGTATTTTCAGCGTATGCTTGAATGGTATTGTAAAGCGTCTCGTAGTTCATATTAAGCCATTGGCCCCCTAGCAATACGGCCTTTAGTTGCGGCGCCATTACCACGAGTTTCTAAACCTGTGGACTTAGGCTCAAATGTGATATTACCCATACTCACACGACGTGCAGGCATGCCACCGGGCATAGATTCATCAGCCTTCATGGTATTGGGGTCAGTTGCATAATGCACCGCAGCTTGGCCATTTACAGGCTTGCCCGCCATAGTATGAGGAGGTGCGTATTCAGATGCAGGTCTATTATCAGCCATCATTTGCTCCCAGGTTTTTGGTTATGGGCACGGGCCAGATTGCGGCCAACAGCGCGCATGGATTGACCTGTAACACCACCCTTGGCCATCTTCTTGACTTTACCGCCTTTTTTAAGTCCGCTAAGGTCAGTCTTTTTATTCTCATGCAACTGTTTATCGTGCATGCCAAAAGCCTTTTTAATCAGCTTTTTGTCTTGTTTTTCGTCATCATGTTCCATCTTAGCCATCTTAAACTCCTATGAAGATGTAATTGTTACTGAATTAACTGTGCCTACAGCCACCAAAGCGTTAGGCGTCAAAACCCTGTCAAACCCAGATGAACCCCCCACAGGATACCATCCCCATTGTATAACTCGGCTACCGCCTTCTGGATAGCCATCTTCCACCACAGTATTGTTTGTACCGTTTTGGATTTGTAAGCCACTGTTACCTGAAGAATAATAGCTAATGTCGGGCCTAGGTTCTCTCACAGCCTGTGGATCGTACACAGGGTACATACCCAAACGCAACTGTGGATGATCGGGATCCCAACACTCTGGACATACTTTGATGCTAACTTGTTTGGTTTTAATCGTCAACTTTTTAAGTTCGACTAATTTATACCTCTGCCCGCATCGGTCGCATTCCGCAATGCTGTTTTTACCTGACGCATATTTGTAACCCATGGCTACCTCGCGTAGAACATCTGACGGGGCACAAACCGTATTGGAGCTTTCTCTCTGTCCTCGTCAGCGGCTAACTGATATTGCTGTTCATAATCAGCTTTTAAGGCCGCTATGCGCACGGGATCAGTTCCCGGTATCTTCATAGACATGTAGTAAGAAAGGCCCGCTATCATGGCGTTAAGCATACGGAAAGGTATGTCTTGAATGTTTACACCGCTTCCGGCATCTTGGATACGGCGCATGCGCCATGCCACAAAAATATAGGGGGTAGAGTTGTCTGGGGTAGGCCACACATTGATGCTGGGAAGCCAAGCTGAAAAGACCACTGTACCTACACTATGAGTCGCGGCGGTTGTACCGGCTTGCCCGCGAGCACAATTGATCAATTGGTTACCGCTCACATTAGGGTAATAAATAATCTCAGAACCCAGTGTGATGAACCCAGCAGCGGCAATCTGACTTGCGTCGCTGATGTTAATTGTGGTGTCTGTTGCGGCAACGGCTGAAGTAACCGTAGCAGTTGTTGGGTTTACATTACCCGATTGGCGATTGATCCAAACCTGTATGGGGCGACCATACGTTAATTTATTTGGGATCGTGGAATAGGTACTTTCACTAATACGATTGATATTTAAGTCTTGTTGATTCTGGGTTGCCGCATTCGTACGGGTTATCATATCAAGCAAGTCAATCGTGTCGACCGGCAGTGCGTAAGAAACTTGACCATAGACCAGAGGAATTTGGATCTCCTCGACCGTCCACATGTTAAGGCCACGATTGGCCCATTCAACGGTCATTAGGTTCAACGAGCGGCGTGTGGTTCGCAAGTCATAGCCAGACCGAGACTGTGAGCCGCATCTTTCGAATACTTCTTCAACAATCTCAGTGAAATCTAGATTAAACGTTGCGACGCCGCTGGTTGTAGCCATTATTTCTTTTTCATCCCTTTAAGGGTTTCAGCCAAACGCGCACGCTGCCCCAGTTTCCCGGGTTTGCTTGCAGCGGCGGCTAGCTTCTTTGCAGGAATCGTTTTACCTTCTTTGACACCCAGTTCTTCACGTAAAGCACCGGGTTTCTTGATGGCGCCTTTGATCCAATTCTTCGTGGCCATTATGCACTCGCAGCGGGGGTAGCGGGAGCAGGATCAGCTACGGGCGCGGGCGCAGGAGTAGGATCAACAGCAACAGGAGCAGGCTCAACAGGTGCAGGAGCCTCAACGGGTGTTGGAGCTGTAGCATCAACATGAGCTTGTACTGCATCTAGCAACTCTTGAGTTTGGGGTTGAACATCACCGTGTGCGCTTTTTTGGCCTTCTGCTACGTGCATAAGCAATGCAAGTAAGTGTTCGGCTTCGGCTTCCAATTTGTGTAATAGGCTCATTTTGACATCCTCATGTTATCAATTAAGTTAGGGTATGGCCGCCCTGCCTTTTTAGCCGCAGCTTTCGCCGCTGCCTTTTTAGCGGGGCTTAGTTTCTTGTGTTTCTTCGCAGGGTTAGGTTTATCCCAAACTTCACCGCCGCGCTTATACACTTCCACATCGTTCGGATTATCCTTGCGATGTATGATCTTTTTACCAGGCATTTTTGACGGGCTGATGTCACCCATGCCACGGCTCGGCATCATAGATACTTACCCTTTGTAAGACCCCGCTCGGCGCAGCCATCAGCTCGTTTAGATGCGGAACTGACAGAACCACCCTTGGCCATTTTCTTGACCGTTCCACCACGCTTCATAATCTTTTGAGATTTATTCTCAGCAGAATATTTAGCATCTTCAGCCGCGTTTTTCATGGCTTCTTGATCGGCAGGGGAGACATAAGCCTCGCTATTGCGGTA